GCATCAAGCTCACGGCCGTTGTCGGCTACACTGACCTGCCGGTGTCGATCAAGCACGCGATGCTGCTGTGGATCGCCGAAGCCTACGAAGGGCGCGAGAACGCGCAGGCGCCTGGCTGGACAGCGTTCGACATGCTGCTTTGCAACCATAGACGCGGCTAGGGCCGCCGGGAGACCACCATGGCAGACATCACCATCACGCCGAGCGCCGTTATTGCTGGCGCCGGCGCACAGACGAAGACTGGCACAGCCGGCGCGACGATCGCTGCCGGCGACGTTGTCTATCTCGACACCACGACCACCGGCAAGTGGCAGCTTGCTGACGCAGACGCGGCAACCGCTGCTGCTCGCGGCGTCACGGGCAATACTGGCATCGCGCTCAACGGGGCAGCAGACGGCCAGCCGCTTGTGGTTGCTGTCAGCGGCGCCGTCACACTCGGCGCAGTGCTTACCGCCGGCCAGGCCGTGTATCTCAGCGACACAGCCGGCAAGATGTGCCCGCTGGCTGACGTCACCGGTGGCGACTACTACACGCTGCTCGGCTTGGCGGCGTCGACCAGCGTGCTGAACCTCGACATCCAGTATTCCGGCGTAGCGAGCGCATAATGGCGTCCGGGACGCTGCGAGAGCGCGTCTCGTTCGCTGTACGCGCAGAGTTTCAGGACGAGTTCGGCAACCCGGTCGCCGGCTGGGTTGAGCAGTTTCAGGATAGCGCCGGCTACGCCCACCTCCGCGGCGGCGAGACCGTGATTGCGGCTCGCCTCGAGAACCGCCACCCGCAGGTCATCCGCGTTCGTGCCAACAGCAAGACACGGCAAGTCACCAGCGAATGGCGCATCACCGACACGCGAACGCAGGTCGAGTACGCCATCAAGGACGTCACCGCATCCACCGACAACAAGTGGATCGACTTCCTCTGCGAGCGCGGCGTGGTCGCATAAAAGGAGCGACGCTTGGTCAAGGGCATCAACGACCTGAACAAGAAGGTCGCGCAGATACCGAAGCGCATTGAGGTTGCTGCCCGCAGAGCCATGGAAAAGGGCGCCGAAGAGCTCGTCGAGATGATGAAGCGGTTGGTGCCGAAGGACAGCGGCGACCTGCGCGACAGCATTGGCTGGACGTGGGGCAACGCGCCAGCCGGCGCCAAGGTGATTGCGCAGTCAGATCCTGACGAGCGCGGCCTCAAGATTACCGTCTATGCCGGCAACGAGCGAGCCTATTACGCAGCTTGGGTCGAGTTCGGTACGGCGCCACACAACGTCGCAAAGGGCGGCGGAAACAAGAGTTTCAAGGGCGCAGCCACTGGACACCCAGGCAGCAGGGCACAACCATTCTTCTTTCCGTCCTACCGATCGCTGCGCAAGCGGATCCAGTCGCGAATCAAGCGCGAGACGCGCAAGTCGATGAAGTTCGTGGGACCACCAACGGCGAGTGAGGCGGGCTGATGGCTGACGGAGCACAGGCAGACCTGCAGCGGTTGCTGTTCTCAACACTGACTGGAAGTGCCACAGTGATGGCGGAAGCCGGAGGCGTCTACGACTACGTGCCGTCCGACCCGTTCAAAGGCAAGACGGCATACATCAGCTTCGGCCCGTCTGACGTCATCGACGACAGCGCCGATTGCTTCACGTCCGGCTCTCACACGTTCCAGCTTGACGTCTGGAGCACCGCACCTGGGAACGTGCAGGCGAGGCGCATCGTAGACGCGATATCCAAGCTCCTGCATGAGCAGGAACTCGTGCTGAAGGATAACGCGCTCGCCGAGATCCGCGTCGATTTCAGGCGCGTCATCACCGACAGCGACGGGCTTACCAGCCACGGTATCGTCTCTGTGACGGCAATGATTGAGGACGTGGATTGATGGCCTGGGCCGTATTCCACGCCGAAGTCAACTGGAGCCGTCCGCGCTGCAAGTTCGGATTTCGGGCGCTACCGAAGCCGGAGCCGCAGAAATTCCCGCTCGACTTCATAGAGCACGCGGTCGCAACCGGCCGCGCGACGAAAGTGCCGCCACCACGGCGGAAGAAGCAGGGCGCGTAGCCCCAAACACCACCACCACAACATTTTGGAGACTACCATGGCACGCGCAAGCACAGCCAACTTTCATGAAATGGTGCTCGAGGTTGAAGTGACCCCTGGCTCCGGCGTGTACTCTCGCCTCTGCGGCCTGACTTCCCGCGGCATCAACCGTCAGCACAATATGTCGACGTCAGAAGTTCCTGATTGCGACGACGAGTCCCTGCCGGCCGCTGTAGAGCGCGCCGTTCAGTCCTCCGAGGTGACAATCTCGGGATCCGGATCGTGGGCTCGCCAGAGTCACGAAACGATGCTGGACTGGTGGTACGGCGGGCAGACGCTCAACGTCCGAGTCCACCACGTTAAAGCCGAAGCGGGTGATACAGAATACGAATCTGGCCCCGCCTACTTGGTTTCAATCAGTAACCAGGCAGAGCGCGGCACGAAGGTCACTGCCGAGCTCTCTATTGAGTTCGACGGCATCCCGACCCGCACGGCTAAGGCTGCCTAATGCGCGGTTCAGAGGAGATCGTCTGGCCAGCCGGGGAGGATTCTTTCCGGCTGGGCATCGGTGAGCTTCGCGCCATCGAACAAAAGAGCGAGGCGGGCTGCGCTGTGATCCTCATGCGCTTGCTCTCCACGCAATGGAAAATCGACGACGTCGTTGGCGTTTTGCGCCTGGGTCTGATCGGAGCAGGGATGCACGAGCGCGAGGCGCAGAAGCGCGTCGAGGCGGCGCTTGACGTTGCCAGCCCTTATGCACTCGCCGTGACAGCCGCCGACGTGCTCCGCAGGTTTATCATGTGGGAAACGGCAGACCAGCCGGGGGAGGCCGAGGCGGGGGCGGAGACAGCGTAGCTGACCCAAACCCGCTGCCCGACGGCATGACGAGGTGGTCGACCTATTACGCGGCAGGCGCCGCGATGGGCTTCCCGCCGCGTGACGTCGACGACATGACCCTCTGGGAATTTGCGTGCTGTGCCGATGGCTATCGACAAGCGCACCAGACGGAAGAAACGCCACCGCCTCCGATGGATGATGAGTCCTTGGCTGGGCTGGGTATTGAGGGATTCTAGAGGTGACCGAGGATACGGCAGTTGCGGAGGAAATTCGCGGCTGCCGGACTATGCTCCTGCGAGCCTCCCGGCCGTGCAAGGCGCTCCATAGCGCCGCACCACTCGACGACCTTACCTTCCTCGTCAGCTTTCGCGCCGGCGAACTGCATAAGCTCGGCCCTGGCCGCTTCGCGCTGTCGCTGGACGTCAATGACGGCCACCCGCTCCGCATTGGCTGAATACAGGTAAACGCCGCTTGCCGCCGTCACAGACACGCACGCCACCACGATCACAGCCTTCATCCATGCGCCCATGCCGTTCTCCTGATGTCGGGCGCGATGAATGTACGTAAACCCACGAAAATCGTCAAATAGCAGGTGATTGATGGCCGCCACCACTGAAGACCTCGCCCGCCTGCTTGTCTCCATCGAATTTACGCAGAAGCAGAGCGAGAAGCAGCTTGCTGCCATAGCCAAACGTGCAGCTCGTGAGGCGAAGGGCATCGAGGACAACTTCAAGGGCGCCAACGACAACATCGGCAAAGGCTTCGAGGCCGCCGGCAAGAAGGTCGAGCGGTCGCTTGGCGCGCAGCGGGCCGCAGTGTCGAACCTGTCGTTCCAGTTGAACGACATCGCCATGGGGCTGGCCAGCGGCACGTCACCGTTCACCATCATGGTGCAGCAGGGCTCGCAGGTGTCGCAGGCTCTGCAGGGTTCCGGCGGCCTTGTCGGTGCAGTACGGACGCTCAGCGGCGCGCTCTCGTCGATGGTCAACCCGGTGTCGCTGGCATCGTTCGCGCTTATCGGCCTCACCGGCTACGCTGTCCAGTATTTCAGCGAAGTATTCTCCGGCGGGCAGAAGTCGGAGAGGGTGCTGAAGGAGGAGGCCGAACTCATCGAGCGCGTCGCGCAGAAGTGGGGCGAGGCGCTTCCGACGCTAAAGAAGTACAACGACGAGCGCCAGCGGCTCC